ACTGAATGCGCACGGGCCGCAGCGGGATATTGAAGTCGCCACTTGGCCCGATTGTGTGAGGCGCGTGATTGGCAAGTAGCGTGAACTGCAGAAACGAGATGGAGTAGATCAGTTCCCGCCGAGCGTTCACCTGATCGATCCAGCGCTGCAATCGAGGCAGGGCGACACTCAAGTCCGCTGGCGAGATCGTCTCTCCTCCGGCCAAGGCTCCGATCTCTTCTAATGCCCCTTGAGCGATGTCGGAGGCGAGAACGGTGATTTGACCGGTTGTGACTATCGGCACTTAGTTCACCACGCTCCGCAATGGGGAGGAGGGATCATCAAATTAGCTTCTCGACTGTCGCACTAACTTTCGCCGTGAACGACGTGCCGCTAAAGGTGAGCTTAACGACGATGGCCGTTCCTGCATTGTTCACGTCAATGTAGTAATCGCCCGACGCAGTTGTGGTGCTGCTCAACGCGCCAGTCGTTGCCGCGCAAGTTCCGGCCGAACTGATGCAGATGGGAAGATTTGTTGGAGCTTGGGATGTGCCGTTGGAGTCTGTCCACGTTGCTGTCCATCCCAGCGTGGCTGCGGTCGCTGCCGAGAGAGACAGATTCAGATGGACTCGGTAGCTTCCAGCCACAGCGGGCGGTGTGCATGTCAAAACATTCGCGGCTCTGGCTGCATTGAAACTTGATTGGTGAGGCTCTCTACGCTGAGATGGCCTTGCCGGGCTTCTTTTTCGGTCCGTACAGGCCAGCGTTTCTCGTTGGGGCCGCCTTGGGGACGTAGGGTTCCTTCACCCAGCCATCCTCTAGCGCGGCCTTAAGCTCTGCCTCGTTGTGGACGGTTTTCACCAAGTGCTCGGTCGGAATCGTGTCGGTGCTCACCACTTCGAACTTATCATTGCGGTGCTCGACGGTCTCAAAAGGTTCGTTAGGGTGCATGTACAGCACGCGAGGAAACTCGTGGTACCCGATGCGCTTTACCGGCAATCCTCCTCCACGTGTGCCTTGAAAGTTTACTGGCAGTTTCTCGTCAACCATTTCTTGTGGAATAGAGACGTTCCAGTTCATCTGCTTTTTAACTGCTTCAGGGTGTATCGTGCTTTGCGGTCCTGGTTGTGACATCACTTCTCCTTTCGTCTTTCTAGTTCTTGCAGAATTTCAGCGGTGGAAAATTGGTCAATCCTCGCAACCTTTCGTCGATTAGCGCGTTGCTCTTATCAACAGTAAGCCTTCCGAATACTTGACCAGGGGCAACGATGTGTTTAATCGGATTCGGCATAAGAAAAGGGGCGGGCGCAGCCGAAGCCACGCCCGCGTTAGGGCTAATACACCATGAAGTATGGCGCCTTAACCGTCGTGAACGTGCTGGGAACGGTGATTGCCGCTGCCGTTCCAAACACCTGGCCGGTCACTGCGCCGCCGAGGATGTTGTCGTTGGTTCCAGTCGCCGCATGACGAATGGTGTCCGTGGTGCCATTACTCCCGACGCAAGCGAAGTAGCGCCCCGGTCCCGCCACGTAATATGGAGTGATGAAGTTGAATTTTTGGTAGGTGGAAGCACCGGATGTGGTTGCGCCAGCGACAGCCGAAGTCGCCAGCACTGCACCTGCTGAGTCGTACAGAATGACCCAGTGCTTATCAGTGCCGACCGTTGTGCCGTTAAGCACGCCAATCCCGGAAACGTATATGCTGAAGGGCATATCCAGTTCCGTGCAGTAGATCTGCGTGGCGGCTGAAGGAGCAGTTCCGTTGGTTTCGAGCGCTGTAAGGGCTACGCCTCCGGGGTCTGGATAACGAAATCCGTTCGCCCCGCCCGTGCTCCCATGAACACCGGACCGCGTAGTTTGCGAGGCGTCTCCATTGACCCATTGCCCACCGTTACAATCCGAGATGGTTCCAGAGCTGAATTGTATGCGCGGCAAAAAGACTTCATTTGTGCGTGTGCAACTGCCCTGAGGGAATGATGGTCCTTGAGGGCCGGAGTCGGCCCCGCTGCCAGACCACAGTCCGAAAACGGTTCCCGGAATGATGAACACAACCGCCCCGGAAGCGTGTGAAACCCCGCCAGTTCCACTAACACCGCGGACGACGGTGATGGTGGTCCCAGAGACGGCTTTCACTTGCATCAGTTCGCGGTCAATGTAGAGGTAGCTTTGCGCCTCTGAGGTTGCCGCGAGACCGCTCGTAAGTGAGGTGTTAGGTGCTGGAGCGCTGATCCCGGTTGCGGAAGCCACAGTGGCGATACTCAAATTGCCGTTCGGCGTGGCCCCGTTGACCGATCCCATGCCCTGCAGGGCACTGGATAGGGTTGTGGTGGTTAGAATGGTCTGAGCACCAGCAAACGATACCCAGCCAAAGAGAAGCGCGAACGTAAGAGCTAGTTTTTTGATGGTGTTCACGGTTAGGCTCCTGCCACCGCAACGGCACCTGCATCGGAATAGGCATTGCCGAATCCGTAGCAGATGTCAAAGCGGTTGGTGATCTTGCGGTTGAACTGATCGTAAGCAACTACGAGCGACAGGCTCGCGCCGGTTTCCGGGTCGACTGCTTCCTCTGCGTGCTCGACCGCATCCGGGTTTTCGAATCTGCCGAAGGCCTTCAAGAACGCGTACTTGCTCAGAGCAAGTCCTACGGTTCCACTGACGCCCGATGGGCTGGTCGTTCCCGGCCATGCCGTGAGCGCTGCACCGTTGCCCGGCAAAGCGTCCACGTTCTGATACTGGCTGCCCGGAGGGAAGATGGCAGGGCTGATCGGCAGCGTGTCGTTGCCGCCAGTGAAGGTGAATGTCGCACCGCCGGTATAGACGAACTGCTTCAAGCCTAGCGGAGTCTTGAGGCGCGTGCGCGGGTTGACCGCATTTACCGCAGCGATTGAGAACTTGTCGCCTGGCTGGATCGTGTCCGCGGCTGTTCCTGTGACGATAAGAGACGAACCAGACTGGCCGGCGCCTGTTACGGTTACGCCGTGCGTCGGGAAGGTCCCAATCGTGTGCGTGAACAGTGAATTGCTGCGGAACCACTTCCACCCCGCCGCAGTCCCGAGCACGCCAATACGGAACATGTCGGAAATGTCCTTCTGCGGATTGAACTGCGTGACATTGTTCTTTACGTAGGACCGCATCAGGCCGGACGAGATGATGAGGTGGCGGTCGCCGTCTGCCATGCAAGCCAAGTTGAAAAGCACCTGATCGGCAAACAAAGCAAAGTCGATGGTCGTGCTGTCTGTGCCCAGCACGCCTACGACGTTGTTGGTCCAGAGTCGTGCCCAGTTCGCCGCATCAGAGTCAACTTGCTGTGCAAGCTGCAATCCGGCAGGGCGGAAATAGGCTTCGTCCAATTCCTTTTCGCTGCGCTCCATCTTGACAAGCTTTTCGTAGGAGTCGTAGCCGAAGTGGACGTTCTTGATCTGGTCCAGGTTGACGGTGGTTACCCGGCGCTGAATGCCCTGTTCCTGATAGGCCAAGCCGGTAGTTACAAGCCATTCTTGCGGTAGTTTAATCTGGGCCTGGGAGCCGATGGGGAACTTCTTTTTGAATTCATCTTCCCAGTCCGAATTGAACATCGCCGCAACTTCGAGCGAGTTCTTTAAGAACCACAGGATCTTCATCGAGACCCAGTTGGTTACTGCAAAATTGTTAGCCACGGGTTAATGGCCTCCTAAGCCATCCGTGAAAAGAGTTGTGTCAGCTGGCGCGAAAATGCTTCCGCTTCTGTTCGGCATCGAATGCACCAAAGTTGCCGTCACGAGCGGCTGCCTTGTCCGCGTCCTCTGTCGCGGCCCCTCGTCCGCCAACTTCCGAAGGCGGTTTAGGAGCACGCGGCTTGGTCTCAGGAGCTTTTTCCTCTGGTTTGGCCTCGGCCTTTACTTCTGGCTTGGAGAGAGCTTTTTGGACATCCAGTTCCATGTCTCGGAGCACACGCAATGCCTTGCCGGCGTTGGTTTTGGCCGTTTCCAGCAAGTTATTGAGCGTAGCTGAATCCGAGAGCGTGTAGAGAAGCTCGCCAATCACTTCCGATTCATTTATGAACGCCTTAATGTAGAACGGCGTCTTGTCCGACATGATCTCGGTCGTGGTTGCGATAATTTTCTCTTTCGCGTCGGGATGCTTTTTGGCTGCTTCTTCAAGCATCTGGTTCATGGCTTTCTGGGTTTCCGCTTGGGCCTGTTGCTGGCGGGTACGCTCGGCTACTTGAGCATCGCGGTACTGTTCGTACTCATCCATAGCCTTGTCGAAGTCTTCCTGCGTGCCTTTCCAGGTGAATGGATTGGGGCGCTTGGGAGGCTCTTTGGGCTTGGACTCAACCTTGGGAGTCGGCTGCGCTGCCGATTCGAGCTTGCGGATTCTCTCTTCCAGGGCTGCACGAGCATCGCGTTCGCTATTGCGTTCCGCCGTAAGCTGCGAAATTCTCTCTTCGGCCGATGGCTTAGCCTTCGGTTTCGGCTCCTGTTTTGCGGCTCCCGGTTCCGCGTGCTTCTCTTCGGGTTTCGCCGCTTTCGGCGGGTCAGAGGCTGCCGGTTCCTCTTTTTTCGGCGGTTCGGGCTTGGGTGTGACGATGGGTGTCCCGTTTTCATCCCATCCGTCTGCGATTGCTGTAGTGGCCGACGTTTCCACTACGGTTTTAGCGTCTGCATTCATTTAGCGTTTCGCTCCTGAAACTCGTGCGAGATATAATTGCGCCCATGAAAAAACCACGGCGCGAACCCGCTGACTTTAAGCTGCACAGGTACGTTATAAAGGAAGACATTGAGACGGTTGCAAATACCCCATGCATTCAGTGCGGAAAGTCTCTTAAACACTGCGATTGCCCAGAACCAAGCGAACAAGAAGTCAACAAGACCGACTGGCTACCCGCTTCGGCCATCCGCGTACTAGATTCCTTGTTTAGCCATTCGCCTCAGCCGGTTGAGCCTGAGCCTGAGCGGCCATCGTCGCTTGGTGGGCCTGATCCGAGGCCTGAGCCTGAGACTCGCTAGCGGCATTCTGCGCCGCCAACTCTTGTGCGTTTTTGTGTTCCTGCATCATTGAGGCGAACTCGTGGGCCTGTGTAT